CGGCCTGCTCAACGATTTTCAGAAGACCCTGCGTCGGGTTGTGGATCGACGTTGCGAGCGTCATGGCAGCCGCTGCCGCAGTCGGCTCAGTGCGGACCTGAACTAGTGCTGTGGCTCCGGTGAGATCCACCGGAACGTCATTAATCGAGATCCGAATATCGATCGCCCGGAACGTGTCGCCCGTCCGATGATCCGGCAGATTGAAATTGGGTCGGAGGCGAATGGCCATGGCGTTAAATCCGACGATCTGTCAACTAGCGCGGACGTAGATTTTGCGGGCATCCTCGACGGTAAGCTCAGGCTTCCCGAGTCGCGCGTTAACTTGGTTGTGCCACGCCACCGACTCCGCGAAAAACTCCTCTGCGTTTGTGGCCTTTGGCGGATGCGCGACGAGCATCTCCACCCAGTGTTTTTTGCACTCCCCGCACGGGACCGCGTTTGTGATCATCGAAATGATGCTTTGCAGTTCGTCCTTTTCTCCGTTCCATCCGAGCGCCATGTCATGGAGCCACTTCCAGATCCTTGGTCCCTGAACCTCCATCTGGCTCTTCGTCTCTTTGGTGCGCTGCTCGATCTTTTCCTTGTCTTTGTCCGGCGCATATTGCGCCAGCTTTTGACTGCGGTCCTCCGCGAGCGGTCCAAACTTGGAAACGATTTGGGACAGATCCTCCAAGTCCATCCAGACACGTTCAACCCATGGAAGCCAGTCTGTCTGTGAGAGTGCCTTTATGGCCTCTCTGCGGTCCTTGAACCCATGATCTCCAATGTGTTCAGCGATGGCCGGGAACTGCTGCAGGAACGCGGACAGGAGCCGCTTCCGCTTTATGATTTCTTCAAGGACAGGGAACGCAAACGGGGTGATTTTCGTCATGGGAGAGGCTGGCAATTCGGGTTTGCGAACGGGTCACAATAGTAACCGGGCGGACAGGTGATAGCGGTGCACGGATCGGGCGGGCAGAAGAACTCGCAATATGGTATCGGCCCAAGCCCGTCGCAAGTGAACTCTTGGTAGGTCGTGATCGGATCGCCATACTGGCATGTGCAAAGCGGCTCACACGTTCCGAAACCAGTCGGCTGTGCGCATTCGGAAGCTGGAAAATCGGGATCGTAACAAAAATATCCGGTGTCATTTTGCTGTTGGCACGGATCGTAGATTTCCTCGGGATTCTCGTTACATTGCGAATACACGCGGCACGTTGCTCGGCATCTATTAAGTTGCGTGCATCCATTGTATCCCGGCTCCTGAAATTTGACGCTGGTCCAGTAGGCTGATTTAAGCGGCTTGTTAAACGGGTCATGCTCATCCCAAAATCCTGCGGGCGGCTCGTAGCATGGAGCGTAAAAGTCGGAGTATGGGTAGGGACGCGCCGGGTCGATTGGAACCCTAGGCTGAGAGAAGCGGTTGCAAGGCGTGCAATAGCATCCAGTGATGTTGCATGCTCCATAGTAATGAGGAAGTTCCTCCACGCGCGGCTTCGTCATTTGGCAGCACGGAGACTCCTGATGGTACTGCAGTTCGCTATTTTGCGAGATGCAAGCAGACTGCGCGGCATAGCAATCCGTTTGCCCAGGGTTATTGATTCCAAACTCGATTGCAAACGTGCACGGAGGAGCACCTTCGATTTCTTCGCATTTGCAACAGCAATCGTGCTCTGGCGATTCGCACGATGTCATAAGCGACCCCGGAAGAGGAGGTGTCCAAGTGCAATACCCATCCTCATAGCCTTCCAAGATTCGATAACACGACTGCCCTGTCGGGCATGGCCCCGGACAGATAGGAGCATCATTGCACTCAAAATTAGGAACGCACGGTGTCATGGCGGGGGAGCTGGCGGGACGGTGAACGTGACGGTGAACACCCCGGGGCTGTCACAGTAGATTCCTATTGTAGCAGTCCCGAGCACCTGCCGGACCACATCCTCAATGTTTCCAACTGGAGTTCCGCCCCCGCCGCCACCAAGCACGTCCATGTTGAATTTCATCACGGCTCCTCCCTCCGGGCCGACATCCAGCGTGGCAGCATTAGCTGGCTGGAACGTCATGCCTGCCAGCGCATTAACCGTCCCGATCAGTTCGTTTCCACGCTCCGCTTTTAGGAGCGTGTCCTCGGAACCTTTTACAAGCTCTGGAATCCGCTTGGCCATTAGGCGACGATCACCTCCACGTTGACCTCTGGGTATGGCACCCAGCGTTGTTTCCTAACCCAGATATCACCCTTCCAGCGTGTCACCTCGGAGTCTTCGCCGAGGTATGGACTGGTGATCGCGAGATTCGGTACCGTGCCGGAAACCGGGTTGGTCCCCTGCGTGCAGATCGCGTTCTCAATCTTGAAAATCTTCCACCCCTTATTCGTCGGGATGTCCGTGCCCGGATCGTCCGTGGTGTAATATTTGTAGTCGACGCGCGTGGCCACTTGCAGCGGAAAGGATGCCCCCAGCGGGAAGGAAATCCAAAGTCCAGTGTCGATGTCGCGGACATACACAAGAGTGTAGTTGTAGACGATATTCTCGTACTCCGAACGGTCGGGAGGCTTCTGGTAATAGGTGCGCGTCCACCGCACCATCCCGCCCCCGGCGTCCTGCGTGTTTGATTCGTCGACGAGGTAATAAGTCGTGCCGCCGACGATCACGCTGGAGTTAAACGGTAGCGGAGTGAAGTCCGATCCGTTGACGACGAACTCCTGCGTGAAAAACTTGGCCTGCACCTCGGCGTCGTACCCAAACACGCGAGCGTCGGCTTCCTGCGCCGTATTGGCGCCAGCTGGCAGGTCGTAGTAAACTCCGGTCGGCATGGTGCGTTATTGGTTCTTGAATTTGATTTGCCACTCAACAAGTTGATTCACAAACCCTCCAAACTTATCCACGGAGATTCCCATTTTTGCCTCTGGTCCCATGGGTTGCATCGCTGGTGCAGCGTCCTGAATCTTCCCCTCGCGGATCTGACGCTCGACCATCCGCTGCGCCTTTTGCTGTGCGTGCCGGACGCGCCGGGACTCACGATCTGCAGCGACTCGCTCGGCTGGCGACATTAGGAGCCGCTGAGTCTGTGCCTCGACGAGATCCATCTTGGCCTGACCGGCCTTAGCTGCAAACTCTCCCCCGATGTCCCCGCCGATCTGCTTCGCCTGATCCATCATGTGGAGCAGGTCGCGCATCTCGACCTTTTGCTTCCCTCGGAAATCCAGAACCTTCTTCTCGGCGTCTTCCTGCCGCTTCGCCAGCTGCTCCTCCGCGGCCATCCGCTGCTCATGGTGCTGGAGCAGTGTTTGCTCGGCCTGCTTCTCACGCTCCTTCTGAAATTTGGCAATCTCGTCTGCAAATCTGCGCTCCTGCTCGGCTTTCAGTTTCGCGGCCTTCTCTGCGGCCTGCGCGGCTGCGTCCGGCGCCTTTGGCGTTGCGAAAGGAGACTCGGCTTTGTCGCCCATCCCAAGCTCGCCCATCGTATGCTTGAACGCGCGGACCGTGAACCCGAGCGCATTGGCCGACGTCGCCTTGAATCCGTTCCAAAAACGAGCGGCATCGTCGCCCATCTGATCGAGTGCTTTCGCATTATCCTCGGACAAAACGCGCATCGACTTCCCGGCCTGCTCGATCGCCTCGCCTCCGGCAGACATGGCTCCCACCATGCTTTTCCCGACCTTCCCAAACACTCCCTCCAGCTTCACCGTCTTCTCGCCGGCGCTGGTCATTTGTGCGGTTGCGTCCGCGATCTGCAGCATGATCTCGTCCGGCGACTTTGAGCGGAGGTCGTCCATCGTGACTCCGAATGCCGCGAAATCCGCCGCGGCGCTCTCAGATCCGCCCTTGGCTTCCTCGATCTTGGAATTAAGCGAACTCATCGCCTTCCCAAACTTTTCCGCTCCGACTCCAGACTCTCCGAAAACGCCCTGCAGTTCCTGCAGTCGCTCGACCGGGACACCCAGGTTGTCGCTCATGTCCATGAGCGCCCCGGCCATGTCGGTGAGTCCGACCACGAAGTCTTTGATCTTGTCTGCAGCGAAAAGCCCGGCGCCGATGCCTGCGAGCTTGCCGAGCATGCCACCCATTGCGCCGCCAGCGCCGCCACCTGCAGATGCTTTTTGGATGCTCCCGGCCATGTCCTTAGCCGCGCGGTCCATCTTCCCTTTGGCCTCTGCCAGCCCGGTGTTCATCGCCGAGGCGTCCACCCCGAGCTTTGCCATGACAGTTACACTCATTCAGCCGCCCCCATCCCAGAATTTAGTCCCCGCAGGTATTCCCCGACCACCTTAGACGAGCGCCGGTTGATCAGCGCCGCCCGGTTCCCTCCGCGTGCAACGTGCCGGAGGCGGAACAACTGGAATACGAAAGCCACCTCCAGCCCGAGTATCTCGGAGATCGGCCAACTGTATTCGCTCGCGATTGCGTCCACCATGGTTGCCGCGCTCGATGCGATTGGAGATCCAGCGGAACCGCCGGAACTCGCCGGAGCGTCGAGAAATGCATCGTCCAGGAATGCGTTGATGCCAGCGATCATGTCCTCGGTGCCGACCGAGCGCACGCGCCGGAGAATGGCCGCATTGCGCCGCTTTAGTGCCATCCGCTCCCACCACCCCGGCCCCGGCTTCCGGTGCGTCACAGACTGAATGCAGAGCATCCTGAGGCAGTCCATGCGCGAGATCCATCCACCGCAGACAAACGGGGATTTGATCGCTTGCAGGTTGATCAGGTCTTGAACCGTGAAAGGCCGACACGCGACTCCGCAAATGTCGTGCTCCATGCCTAAGAGCACGACGGACCGCGCGGCCTGCTCGGCCTCGATAGCTTCCTTGTAACCGGGGATCTCGTGGAGGTTCATTTGTCCTCCCACCCGATTAAGGAGCGGGCGTGTTGATGCGCTTGCGGAAGCTAATGTTGACCTTGGTTTCCGCGTCTTGCGAGAAGCTCTGGCCAACCTGAGAAACAAGGAAATTCACTGCCGCGCCGCCGCCGACTTGAACGAGCGTGAACGTGTCGCCGATCGAAGGCATCGCGGTCGCGCTGCTCGCCAGCTGGAGCGTAGCGGTTCCGGTCACAAACCCCTCGACGATCACCTGCCCCTTGGGCACCCCGAACTCGTTTTTCTGCTCGATGATTGTGCTCGGCGCGTCGATCGAAATATTCTCGGCCACATAGGCAACCGAGTCGATGGTCACGACTTGGGAGCCGAATACTAAGCCGCCGTCATTCTTGGTTCCTGCTGGGTCTGGCATATTGGTTCAAGGCCTGTCAACTCGGCCACGCATTGCTTCGGATCGACACGATGAAATCGAATGCGACGGTCGAGATGTCGGTCTCGTCATCCTCCCCAACGGATCGCTCCGTGCCGCTTTCTTGGATCATGCTCAGCGCATGGTAAGGGAGCACGGCTGCCCCGAATCGATCCTCGAAATATTGCGCCGCGAGCCGGATCTCGGCCACCCAATCGGCGTGAGTGTCAGGCTGATCCGAGACCCGCTTGGTTTTGACCTGCAGCGTCACCTGACCGCTCCACGCATCGAGCGTAAATTGCCCTGGCGCCCTCTGCCCGCGGTGGCCGGTCGCTCCGCCCAGCGTCACGGCGACGTCCACGCGCGGGAGTGTCAGCACGTCATCGTCGCGCGTTTTGAATGCAGGGATGCTCTCGGCCTGCAGGACCGTCTGCCATGCGGTTTCGATGGCATCCTCGACCTTGTAGAGTGTTTGGAGATCTGGCGCGGGCATTGTTAGGTTGTGGTTTGTGTCACGAAAACGCCGGGGTAGCGGGATGCGCGTTTCTTGGCATCGTCAAAAACGCCTCTCTTCAAATCGTGCTGGAATGCTTTCATCCGCGCCCTGATCGCGGCCTGCAGAATCGTTGCTGCAAACCCATTAGCCGTAAGGTTTGGATAGCGTTGACGCATTACAACGAACACGTCCTGCATCGTGAAATACTTTGATCCGTCGGAGTTGTTCCACCGCTTTTTCGATGTGCTCTTTGCCTTTTTGACGTATGCCGGAGCCTTCAGGATGTAATCGACCCCGAGTTCTTTGGCGATGTTCAACCAGGTTGATTTCTTTAGTCCGCGAGCGCCGACAAGTTTTTTGGAATACTCGATCGAGGCTTTCTTGATCGATGCTGATGCCGCCATGTAATTCGACCAGATTTGATTTGGCAGCTTCGCTTTGCTGATCGGGTAGATGGTCGGACTGCCTGTTTTTGGCGAGTAATCCCTCCAAAAAGTCATCCCGCTTTTTGGCGCTCCAATGATTAGCGCAGTGCCATCTCTGCGCTTCCAGTATCCCCTTTCAAATGCCGCAATTCTCTGCGCGCGCTTTTGCAGTTTTTCCCTCTTCGCCGCTTCTGTCTTGGACATAACCCGCTTAAGCACGGCGCCGGCCTGGGCCTTCACGACGTCCTCAAATGACCGGCCCGAGATCTTCGCGAGGTCGTCGCAAAACTTTTTGAAACCAACCGTGTCGACTCGCGCGATGAGATCCATGGTCAGCGCGGAACTGCGGTCGGTTGCTCCTCTTTGAGCATGAGCCGGACGCACGGCTCGTCTGGGTCGTCGTCGATCTGGACCACGCGCACCCATTTGCCCGCCAACTGCGCGGTGGAGCGGACCACAAGCCCGAGTCGGACCTGCTCAGTGCGGAGCATCTCGATGGTGCTGGAAAAGTCGCCAAAGAACCCGCTGGCCTGCATGGCGAGCGTAGTTTCAAGGGGCGTGACGATGCATTTTGCGGACAACCCGGAACGCGTGATCGTGTTCCCGCATTCGTTCGCCACCTCCGAAAAACCTGCTCCCATCAGATCGAAAAACTCTCCCATGTGCGTCTAAAAAAGAGGGGAGCGCCAGTCTCCCAGCGCCCCCCTAGTTTGAGTCCTAATGCTTCACCGCTTCGGCTTCTTTTCCGCTGCTGTTGCGGGTTCGGCTGGCGCGTGGCAGAAAGCTTTCCGCCGCAGCCGGCCGTGCGCTGTGTCGCAAAGCCAGACCTCGTCGAACGTGCTGTCGCCGAGCACTCCACCGTCCTGCACGATCGACGCAAACTTGCGTTTGGCGTCGGACAGCTCCACCGGTGCGCCGAGCACCTCGGCACGTCCGGCGTTGATCCCCAAGAGCATCGCGTAAGAAGCCATTGCGATTAGGCGGAGACGATGCGCTTGATGCCAGCGGCGATCCCGACTGCGGAACCGTACACGCACTCCCAGACCTTTTTCTTGGTGCCGGAGTCCTGATCGTACCACTCCCGCACGCCGATGGTGATTCCAGTCGCGGAGTCGGTGATGGCCTCTGCGCGAATGTAGCCGTTTCCGTCCTGCGGAGCCAGATACCGGATGGCCACCGCGAGAGCGGACGGATGCACCGCGAAACCGACGAGGTTCTGCGCGTTGCCGGGGACCAGCGTCGACTTGTAGAGGTCGAAACCTGCAAGGCGCGGGATCTTGTTTTCGCGGAGCGGATCGGTGGACCCGTAAGCGTTGAAAACGGTCACGGTCTGATCTTTCAGGAGGTTGGCGTAGTAGGTTTCCTTCAGGACCAGAGAACGCATGTCCTCGGGCATGTCGCCGGTGTCGCACACCTGCGCGAGCGTAACCACGGCGTCGACGTCGAACGTGCCAGCGGCGCCGGTGAATGCAGCGGCACCGAAGTTGGCGAGCGTGATGTTAGCCATGATGTCCTGCACGACCTTCTTGCCGAGCTGAAAGCCCTTCTGTTTGCCGTACATTTCGAGGTTTAGCACGCTGCTGCTGGCGATCTCGACGTCGTCGAGTCCGCCGCTGACGTACACCGGCTGTCCGAGGCTGATCTCGACTGCGTCGCTGGTGTTGTCTTGGATGACGTAGTCCGCGCCAGCCACTTTCGCGACTGCTGCAGATTGCGCCCCGATCCGCGGAACGGACACTTTGTCCCCGCGTTTGACCGCGTCCGCGCTGAAGGACGTGGTGAATGCTTGCAAGGGGAGGATCGCTGCGACGAAACCGTCGAGCACCCCCTGAGAAATGACATCATCGTTGATGCCAGTAATGGTGTTGGCCATGGTAGTTGTGTGGGTTTACTTGGTGGTCCTCGCCGCTTCGATCAACTCGCTGCGGTGTTTCCTGAGAAAACTCATCCACTCGGCTGAGTTTCCGCTCCTCCGCAGTTCATTGAACCGCTCGAGAATGTTTTGCCCTTTTGCAGGCGAAATCTTGTCGTCAGATCCTGCGCCGATGGCGACCGGCGCGTGACCGGCAGAAGCCACCAACGCCGCGGCTTTCGCGTTCACTTGTTCGGCGACAGAGGCGGATTTTGCGCGTTCGGCCTCCAGTTCAGATCGAAGGCTTTCGCATTCGGCCTTGGATGCGCTCAGGCTGGCCTGTACTGCGTTCAAATCGTCGGACAGGCTGGCGATGCGGGCCTGCGCGTTTACGAGATCTTCTGCGGCTTTTGCGAGCATGCCTTGGAAATCCGGGAGCACCGGCGCATCCTCGATGCTGTTCTGGGTTTCGATTGCGTCCATAGTTTCTTCCTCTTCTGCCTGAGTCTCGTGCTCCGCGTATTTCGCAGCGGCCCACTCCATTGCCCGCTCCGAGTCTGCCTTTGGCCACCCGCCCCAAAGCGCGTGTGCGACCATGCCGGGAGTCGGCGGATCTTGATCTTCTGAGACTCCGTCGAGATCCGCCATGTGGCGAGCAAACCACGCCGCCATGCGTTGCGCTTTGTCCGGCGACACCATGTTTCCGCCAGCGATTGCGCGGGCCTCTTCGATGGTTGAATCCGCGAGACCGTCGCCGCCGAAACCTTTCTCGAACCAGTCGAGTCCGCGCCGGAAATTGTCCCGCATCCAGCCTGGGGCTGGCCACGGGTTGGAGAATTCAAACACTCCAGAAGGTGCCTTTGCGGAGATCCTCGAAAGGTCGATTTTTGCCGCCGCTTGCATGCCCTCGAAAACTTCATCCGCAAGACCGAACGCGACCGCTTCCTCCGCTGAAAACCAAGTTTCTGCATCCATCGCGGCGCCGATCTCGTCCTCGCTCATGCCTGACTTCGCCGCATAGATTTTCACCAGCGACTCCTTAAGCTTATCGAGCACGTCGGCCTCCTTGCGCATCTCGTCGGAGCCGCCCGCAGTCTGGCTCCACGGGTTGTGTATCATCAGGAAAGCGTTGGACGCCATCTTCACAGGCGACCCGGCCATCGCGATGACGGACGCCATGGACGCCGCAATGCCATCAACCCAAGTCGTGACACCGCCGGGATGGGATTTAAGCGCGGTGAAAATAGCGTGACCCTCAAACACTGAACCGCCGGGGGAGTGAATGTGAAGGTTGATCCGCTGGTCTTTGCGAGTGCTGAGTGCGTCAATAAACTTCGCTGCGCTGGCGCCCCAGCCTCCCACCTCACCGTAAAGGTACAGGTCGGATTCCGGCATTTCTGCCGAGGCTTTAAATTCAAACCAGTTGCTTGCGGCCATGATCTTTTTTTCGTGTCAACCCCGGCATTAGATTTCCATCGGTTGGCCCTGCATTCCTCCACCGACCATGCCGCTTGCAGTGCGCTGTTGCAGCATGGAAAGAGCAGTCCCGAAATCGATGCCGGTTGTGTCTGAGATCCGCTTTGCGCGGTTGATGACGTCGACCGTTTCGCGTTCGCGTGCGTCCATATGTTGGTCGAGCACCTGACCCTGCTCCGCGATCACCTCGGACAGATTCTTAAAGCCGAGCTTGTAGTCTTCCCGGCGTGCTGCGCTATCCCGTCCAAGGTCGATCGAGAATTTAGGAGGAAGCGTGAAGTCCCATTTGAGGAATCCACCGGCGTCCTGCCCGCGGTACTCTGGCAGAAGTCCTTCCTTGATCGCCTTTGAAATGGCGTAGCCGACAACGCGCTGAGCGACCGGCTTTAGGAGTTCCTGCCGATCAAGAATAGTGGTGCGTGCCTTTTCAATCTCCGCGCGTTCCTGCGTGCCATTCTGCCCGTCCGGCTTCCAGCACAGGCTATACGGCCACCCGACGCCGAGCAGCGCCTTGCGTGCGAGCCGGTCTTGGAACTGGTCCCAGTCCTGACCGGGGCGCATGTTAACAAACTGCTCCAGTTTTGAGCCGGTCCCAGCCTTGAAATAGGTGATGGTGCCGCCCTCCAGCCGCTCCATGGCAAGCCCGTCATTCTGGATGCCGTCGGCGCTCAGCTGCCCGGAGAGCAGCATCCCAGGGTCATTCGCATCCGCCTGTCCGCTCTCGTTTGTTTCGATGAGAGTGCGACTGCTCGACGCCATCTGATTCAGCTGCTCCCAGTACTGGCTTTGATCGGCATCCCTGAGATCGTTCAGGGCGTGCGAAAAGAGCGGGAGTCCGCGCAGTTGGTCGGCCCACTCGGGATCGAAGCTCAGGATGAGATCGCGAGCCGAGATGTCTTGATAGTCTCCCTCGTCGTCCGCGAGCACGCGGTATGCGACCGCACGCCCGACTGGGTTTGTGATCACGCCATGCGAGATCTTAAGACCCCGATAAGGCCCAGACTCGACGATGGTCTCACCGCTCGATCGCTGCCCGATCCGGTGCACTGGGATGGTCTGCACCATTGGCCAAACGCCATCCTCGGACGTGGTGAGGAGCACCCCCTGATCCCCATCCCGGTCAATCGCGATCGATTGCAGGTATAGACTGGTCTTGAAATCGAACACCTCACCTCGGACGTTGCTGGTGCCGTACCAAAGCAAAAGCCACTCGGTAGCCACCTTCCCCCACTCCTGATCTGCCCCGCGGAAAACTGGGTTCCACGCGCGGCCGACTGAGTGCATCGCTTTTTGAGCGGTGGCGCCCTTCACAATGCCGTTATTAGCCCAGAGGCGGCGCGACAGTGAGAGCAGCGTGCGCCAGTCCTGCAGGTTGACACTGCGCGTGATCGACTCTGTGCGGGTCGGAAGGTATGGGCGCCCGGTTGTTTGGCTTGTCGCGTTGATCAGCCGCGAGTCGATTGGGTATCCCCACTGGTCAACTAGTGCCATATCAAAATCTGGCGCGCGTGCGCCTCAAGGGTTTGGTCGACAGGTACGTCTGCACCTGATCGAGCGTTGATCCATCAAAAAACTCCAGCGCCTCCTCAACTCGGGAGAGCAGTTCCGAGGTCGACAGTTTAGGATCGACCTGAAAAGAGAAGCTCTTGCCGTTCGCGGATAGGCTAGTCATTTGTCGACCCCCCTTTTCGGAGATCAAGGTGAACTGCCCGGTGACGATGTTTTCCAGCACCTCGCGCCCCTGCGTCATTGCGATCCGCAGAAGGGATTTGATGAAGAAATCCGGCGATGCCATTGAAACCCCGGATCTGTCAACTCGACCCAAGGAACCCGTTGAAAATCGCGAACACGGTCTGCATCGCCTCACAGTCCCAAAGGTGGTTGTCTTTGCGGACACGCACCCATCGAGATACGACCGCTTTGGTTGTGGCGTTGACGACGTCCCGCTTAACCTCGGAGGCGATTTGGTGGATGTAGTCTCCGCTGACGTCGTCCGGGGTTTCCCATCGTGCGCCCTTACCCCCGCGCAGATTCGCGAGCACGTCTTTGACCTTCTCATTGCTCCAAAAAAGGTAGAGCGCGGTTCCCCCGCCCGGTGCGCTGGCGCGTTTCAGTTCGGAGTAAAACTTCTTCGTCGCTGGCTTGTTTTTCGGGAAGTGCATGAATCCGTCGTCTTTGGCTCCGTGGATTGCCACCCACCCGAATTTCACGCACTCGTCGTACACCTGACCGGTCTCAAACTGCGCGTCCTGAAAGACAAATGTCGGCCTGACGTTCATTCGCTTCCTGAGTTCCTCGACGCCCTCCGACGTGTGGACCTTCCCCTCCCAGAGCAGTCGGCTCGATCCGTCCCGTTTCCATGCGCGCACGACAGCCCATCGATGGTCGCGTTGCCGGTCAATCGTCATGGCTCGGACGATCGGAGAGAGCCGAGATTCAAACTCTTCGTCCTCCCACGCCTCACCGTTTTGGTAATCGCTCTTTATATACCCAGCCCCGCCAAGCGCCACCTCCGGCGCGGTCTCCTCCTCCCGCCAAAACTCCGCGAGCCGCTTGGTTTTAAAGATTTTGATTGGCTCTTGATCCCCAAGGCTCAACGCCTTTTGCGCTCGCGTCCACCCGAGCGCAAGATCCCCCCATCGTTCGTGGAAAAGTGCCACCGCTGGCGCGTGCCACCCATGGTGGCCGGGGAGTCCGCCGGGATTGGTGGCGACGTATCGAGACGCAAGCGACAGTCCACGCCGGACGTCCGGCTTGTCCTCGTAACGAGTCTGGCAGAGCGGGCACTCGTAGCACGCCGACTGTGCGATTGCGGCCTCGTCGATGCGTCCATCCTCGGTCTTCGCGACCTCGTACTTCAGGTTTTTGAAATCCCACCGACTCACCTCGTCGCACGTCGGGCACAGCATCGAAAACTCGCGCCGGTCTGACCGCATCCACGCCGAATACAGTTCGGTGTCGCGGCGCTCGGATTGCAGATGGACGTGCTGGTCGCCTCCCTGAGAGACCACGATCACGCGCGAATTCCATCTGGAATGCGTCCGCGCGCGGGCCTCTTCGATCAGCCCGTGCTTAATAAGCCATGCCTCGTCGAGAAAAACGTACCGAACCGATTTTCGCTGGAAATTCTGCTTGTTCGCTCCACCGACGAACAGCGACATGTGTGGAAGAATAACCGCGTCCTTGCGTTTAGCGTGCCGGTCGACCCCGGCGAGAGCGTGCGCGATCGGATCGCACGATTTCAAAATGGGGAGCAGTCGATCCTCCATGTGCTCCTTAGCATCCTGATCCGTCTGCATCGATAGCAGGATCGAGCCGGGCGATTCCGAAATAATGTAGGGGATCGCGACATCGAAAACCGTGGTCTTCCCGGCCCCGGTCGGGAGGATGAGCACCTGCTCCTTCACCGTGTCATCGCTGAAAAACTCCAGCGGTTCCGCGAGCCATGGTGATGCTGTCGGATCGAAACTTGAGGAGCGTGCGCTGTTCGGGATCTTCACGTTCTCGGACGCCCACTCGGCGACCGTGCGTTTGTCCGGCGCCCGCCATCCCGACGCGCACCACTCGACCGGTGAGTCTGCGTCCGTGCTCATTTCCCGAGGTCTTCGAACGCGGTTTTGAGATCCGAGAACAGCTGGTCAACCTTCGCGTCGAGCCGCTTTTTAATCTCTGCCGGTGGCATGCCTGACCAATTAGGAATGTCGCCAACAAACCGCAGAAACTCGGCCCGCATGGTGGCCATGATTTTGACGTGGTCCCGGCGCATCTGGTCGCGCGGAAGGAGCGCCTTAAGGTCTTCGTCGATCTTGATTTTCAGCCGGTGACACTCCAGCCGGAGCTTCTCCAGTTTCGCGTCTGAGAGGCTGGCGATTCTTGATCCGCCCGGCGCCTGCTTCTGCTCGGCAAACCATGCGTCCATTGCCTGCACGTCCTCGACTGGGGCACCTTTTGCCGCCGCCCGTTCGATGGTTCGCGGATCAACGCCGAATCTCTTAGCTAGATCCGCATAAATTTCCTTCTTCTGACGTTTTTTTGAATTGCCAG